AGCAACTGACTACACAAAAACACCTAGTCAAGTAAGTGATACTGCAAAAACTAAACTTGATCCAAAAACAAATACTACCAATACAAAAGGAAAAAGATATTCAATAACTGCAGGAACACAAATTTTACAATTTATTGAAATTACCATGCGCAACAGCACCTATATTACTGATCAATTAAATGCCACTAACGATCAGCTTGATGTATCTAAACCATCAATACCTAATGCAAATGCTTCAAATAAAGAAACTACTTGGTTTAATATTATAGTTAACGCTGTGCCTATTGGTACCAAAAAAGATAAAAAAAGAAATGATTATCCTTATAAAATATCATATATAATAGTACCTTATGCTATTAATGAGATGCAAAGTCAATATTTCAATGATGCACAGCTTAGAGGAGTACATAAAGTTTATAATTATTGGTTTACAGGTCAAAATACTCAAGTTTTGAGTTTTGATCAAAGTTACAATAATCAATTTATCAATGTTATGGGATCTAAAAGTAGAACTCAAGCCCGGCAAGATAGTGGAAATGCAGATTTAGTAAATTCAATTGGTTATGGAATAGGACCAAATAGAAATGTGCCATCCCCATCTGGGGAAACGATTCAACAAGCAAGCAATGATGCTAATAATGCAGCGGCAACTGGTGCTGATTATTTGTATAGTTTTAGTGATCAAAAAGAAGTTACATTAAAAATTGTAGGAGATCCAGCTTGGTTAGTTCAAGGAGAAACTAAAGGCATAACTGCGGCTGGAATTAGTTTTGACGGATTTTATCCAGATGGAACAGTAAATCCAGAAACACAACAACTAGTATTTGCGATTAATTTCAATGCTCCTACTGATTATAATAATGGATCAAGTGGCCCATACAGTGGCACCGGCTTGATGGACATTAATTCCACGCCTCAAAATGGTAATAATAAATCCGGAAAAAGTCCCACACAAGCAAGTGCGGCATACACCGCGACTTTTGTGAAAAGTACTTTTTCTAAGGGAAGATTTGAACAAGAATTAAAAGGTAATGCACTTAAGAATTTAAATTCCAAACAACTAGCACCAATAGCGGCAAGACCAGCAGATAATAAAACTGCAGTTGCTGCGGAAGCGTCAACTACTCCAGTGATTGATGAAACTTCTAGGTTATCTTCAAGATACCCAGCACTAGTGACAGCTGGAGAATCTATATCAAATGATCGTGCTATGCCAACGTCTTCGGTTCGAACACCAAATATGGCACAAGGCGTAAATGATATAGCAGCAACAGATCCAAGTGCTTTTTTATATGGGGTAGGTGTATCTCCAGCTCCAGTTGTATCAGCAGTTCAACAAACTGAAGACGGATATCCGCGTGACGAGACATCTCCTACATATGCAGCAGTAGGAGCAAAATTACAACCTTTAACATCATCACCGCCGGCATCAAACGGTGAACATGTGGAAACAATTAATTTATTAAAAGAACCACCTACTGTTGTGCCTATAGCGGAAGGTTCATTACGAGCAAGACGTACTGTATTAGTGCCAAATGAAGCACCTGCTTCGACTACAGAGACTACATCTTCGTCTTCGTCTTCGTCAGTGACTACAACAGTTTCAGGTCCGGGATCAGAAGCTGCACGCTCTGCAATGTGGGGAATTCCCATTTCTAGAAAACGGGTGCAAGTTGGTGCACCAAAGGATGATTTTTAATGGTAACAATGGTACAACGATCAAGTGGCAAAGCAAGCGCATTTGCATTTGATAAAGGTAATGCGCCTGCTGATTTTGGTCCTCTTATAGGCGAAGTAGTCAACAACGTTGATTCAACCCGTAGTGGAAAATTGCAAGTATATATAGAACAATTTGGTGGTGGAAAAAAGAATGCTATTTGGGGAAGAAGAACAGTATCACCGATTCAGCCTGTTGGTGGTGGGTCTACTCCAAAAACAAGTACATCTTCTGGTGTTGGATCATACGGATCAACTAGTAATCAACAAAGTTATGGTTCTGCGTCAGCAGCACCTGACATAGGCACAAAAGTAATATGTTATTTTGTAGCAGGAGACCCGAACCAAGGTTATTATATGGGCACAGTTCCTTCTCAAGGAGGAAATCATATGACACCTGCGCTTGGTGCATCGTCTGCTGCGGTACCACAGAATGAAAATCAATCAACATATTTTGCCAAAAGTCCACAATTGCCGGTAACTGAAATTAATAATGCCGAGCAAAATACAGCTATAACAGAAAATCCAAAGTTTTTTGATCAGAAAAAACCTGTGCATAGTTATTTGGCATCTACCATATTTCAACAGGGCATAGTTAATGATCCAATTCGTGGTCCAATAAATTCTTCAAGCCAGCGTGAAAGTCCCAGTACGGTTACTGGAACTAGTACTCCAGGTAGACCAGTTTATCAAGGTGGAATGCAAGATTCAACTGTTGAGCAAAAAGTAGCATCTGGTTCAGTTTCTCCTGAAGATACTAACATAGTTGGCCGTAGAGGTGGGCATTCTATGGTTATGGATGACGGGGATGTAGGGGGGAAAACTTCATTAATACGTATTCGTTCTGCAAAAGGACATCAGATTACATTAAGTGACGATGGCAATAATCTTTATATTTCTCATGCAAATGGTCAAGTATGGTTAGAGTTTGGGCAAGAAGGTACATTAGATGTTTATACCACAAATTCTATTAATTTGCGGACTGAAGGTACTATAAATTTACACGCAGACAAAGATTTCAATGTATGGGCAGGCGGAAACATCAACATGAAAAGTAATGTATCAACTACTATGCAAAGTGAAGGTACGTTTACCTGCGCCAATAAAGATGTATTGACTTTGTTTAGTCAAGCAACTATAGGAATTAAAAGTGGGGGTGCATTATGCCTTGATGGCAAGACTAGTTCATGGAACGGTGGTGGCAGTTTGGCACTACAAGCAGGTACAATAGATTTAAATCCAGGATCAGCTGCATCAGTTGCTATACCACAAGGATTGGTAGAATATACAATGCCTGATAGTAGTTTTAACGCATCTGCTGGGTGGGCAGTAGCTTCAGCTGGAACTAAAAGTATTGTAACACGAGCACCTGCACATGAACCCTGGCCGTATCATAATCAAGGTGTGCAAGTTAATGTTAATTTGAGTGATGGCACTAATTCAAGTCCTCCTGGCGCACCAACTGTTCCTACTGGAACAAGTATAACAAAGACAAATTAATATGGCAATTTTTAATTATACCCTACCTTCTGGCGCACAATATCAAGTAAGTGTTCCAACTGGCACAACTCAAGTACAAGCAGATAACATTTTCTATTCACAAGTAGCTGCAGGAACATTTGTTGATTATAAAATAGGTGATACACTAACACATCCAGAGCAAGCATTTAGTAACTTTGGTATTACCAGGTTACAGCGTGGTACTGCTGGTGTTGATGATAAGACATTACTTGCTATAATTGCTGGATTGCCTATTGTTGCACCTTTGCCAGCATTGACTAATCAACCTGTGCAAAATCCAATTGATCAATCTAGTTATATACAAGTAACTAGTACACCGACCGGAATTGTTAATTTATCATTACAAGCGGGGCAACTAACACCTCAGCAAACACAGTCGTTAATGGCGCAAATGGCATCATTAGCGAATAACACAGCAGAAACTTTTTCACAGGCTGATGGCATTGGAATTTATGGTTTTAATTGTCATCAACTTGAACAAGCGGGAATAGTAAAACCAGGAATGAGTCAATTATATTGTCCAACTGATGCATTTACTGGAGCCAACCCATCAAATTTTGTTGATTTTATGAAATCGCCGACGCCATGGACAGGTTTATATGGAATTACCAGCATTAATGATATATTAAACGATGCAGGTTTACAAAATCAAATTCAACAAAACTTATTGCAACAAAGCTATGATCAATTAGTATCTAATGGCACTATTGTTCCGCCTGCTGCCAAGGTAACAACACCCAGCATAAGCACAGGACAAATATATAACGCAAATGGAAAAATGGTATCTGCTTCGGTATTGGGATTACTTGCATTAGGATCAAATGATGCGACTCAATTGCAAATTGATTTTTTAAGTACTTTAGGCCAAGCTGGGAGTTCTGTATCTAGTGCATTTTCAAATTTATTACCAAAAGAATTAGGAAGTATTCCTGTAAACATACAAAAACTTGGTACAGATGCGGTAGCTCAATATACGTCGGGATTATCTTCCCTGACATCTGGTGCAGCAGGATTTACATCAAATATATTAAACAATGCTTCTGCTGCGGTTGGAACAAGCATTAACCAACTATCAGGATTAGCAACTGGATTAACTGGTGGAGCTATTGCTAGTGTAACCAGTAGTTTAACTTCAGCTGTCAATGGTGATGTCGGTGCATTAATGGCTGTGGGAAGCAAATATGGCACAAGTATTGCCAGTGCATGGGCAGGTACTACTGGATCATTGTCAACTTTAGGCACAAGTCTTAGTTCAGGCGTGTCTTCAATAACAGCAGGACTTAATTCAAGCGTAACATCAATAACAGCCGGACTTTCATCTAGTGTGACATCAATAACTTCTGGAATTGGAGCAAGTGTGGGAGCATTGACTTCTGGTATTACTTCAAGTGTTACTTCACTTACTTCGGGAATAACAAATCAACTAAATTCACTTTCGTCTGGCATTAATAGTCTTGCTAAATCCGCTATTTCCAGTATTAATTTCAGTGATTTCTCTTTGAGCAGTTTAATATCTAGAGTACAACCTGCTGCAGCTTTCAGTAACACGGTAAATCGTGCGTCCGTTGATGCAGCAATAAATCGTGTTATTGGATCACCGTTAATTACACCTCCTGTGTATGAATTACCGTCTCTTAAAAGTTTAGGAACAGCGTTGGATATTAGCTCTGCTCAAAAATTATTGTCTCAAGCTCAGTCAGCAATAAACGGTATACCTAATTTGGCAAATTTATCTAATCTAACAAATCCAATACAAGGTGCAGTCGGACAAGTTCAATCTGTATTGAATACTGCGCAAGGAGCACAAACTGTAGTCAATAAATTCATTAAAGGATTAGGGTAAATACATATTATGGCAAATTTTATTGGATTTTCAACGATCAATCGAAACAAAAATTTTGTGTTAATTGACTACGATTTAATTAAGCGGGACTTGTTAAATGCTTTTAACATTAGACAAGGTGAACTTGTTGGAAGACCAGGGTATGGCACATTATTATGGAATTATTTGTTTGAAAACCAAACTCCAGAGCTGGAAACTGCAATATATGATGAAGTACAGCGAGTAGTTGGTGGAGATCCTAGATTATATTTGAATAATCTGTATATGTATCCTCAACAAAATGGCATATTGTTGCAATTGGATCTACAAACCGTTGCTACCACTTCTGCCCAGATATTATCTATTTTCTTTAATGAAACTCAGCGATCTGCCAGTTACGTCTAACATAATATACTTACATTATTAATTTTATAAATAATGTAACATTGGAAAAAGAATGGCTACATCTACAAGACAAACCGTATTATTTGGAGTTGAAGATTGGAAAAAAATCTATCAAACCTACAGTCAAGGAGACTTCCAAAGTTATGACTTTGACACTCTACGCAAGAGTTTCATAGATTATCTGCGTCAATATTACCCAGAAACGTTTAACGATTACATTGAATCTTCAGAATTTATTGCATTACTTGATGTGATGGCTTTTATGGGGCAAGCATTAGCATTCCGTACAGATTTAAACACTCGTGAAAATTACATTGATACAGCAGAACGGCGTGATAGTGTTATTAAACTTGCTAATTTAGTTTCTTATACTCCACAACGCAATACTGCTGCCAACGGTTATCTTAAAGTATTATCCGTTATGACTACAGAAAACGTAACTGATTACAACGGAGTAGATTTAGCCAACATCACAGTTAACTGGGCAGATCCAAGTAATTTTGATTGGCAAGAGCAGTTTATTTCAATTTTAAATGCTTCACTTGTTGATACACAACACGTAGGTTCACCTGGGAATGATCAAGTTATACTAGGTGTAGACACTCAAGAGTATACTATTAACTTAGTCCCAGGTTATTTACCGGTTATTCCATACAATGCAGTGGTTAATGGTGTCAATATGCCATTTGAAGTGGTTAATTCAACTTCAATCGGGACATCAACTATTTACGAACCGCCACCATTACCGAATGGACAATTTAATGTTTTGTTTCGCAATGATTATTTGGGATTTCAGTCGGCAAATACGGGATTTTTCTTTTACTTTAAACAAGGATCATTGCAAAGTCAAGATTTTACCTTATCGGAACAAATATCCAATCGTACTGTTGATATAAATGTTGAAGGTGTTAATAATTCTGATGTTTGGTTATACCAAATAAGCAACACTGGTAGTGTGCAAACTATTTGGAATAAAGTCCCATCAGTATATGCAGCGGCAGTTGAGCAAATGACTCCTAATATACGTACTGCTTATTCAGTAACAAGTCGCACAAATGACCAAATTACATTGGTATTTGGCGACAATGTATTTGCTGCAATTCCTGTGGGACAATTCCGTAATTATGTACGTGCATCCAATGGATTACAGTATATCATTAATCCAGAAAATATGCAATCGATACAAGTTCCTATTTCTTATGTTAGTCGAACAGGACAAATTGAAACTCTTACATTTACCTGTGGAATTACTACACCGGTGACTAATGCAGCACCTCGTGAAACTATAGAACAAATTAAACAACGTGCGCCTGCTCGTTATTACACACAAAATCGTATGGTTAATGGTGAAGATTATACTAATTTTCCATTTACCACATATAATTCAATTATAAAAAGTGCAGCATTAAATCGTAGTTCCATTGGCACTAGTCGCTATTTGGATTTGGTTGATCCAACAGGAAAGTATTCGTCAACAAATATATTTGCGGATGACGGAGCAATATGGTATATTAATAACACACCAGCATTTACATTTACATATCAAACTGTTAATGATATTAACAATGTTATTTTAAATGATATTACTCCTATATTATTGCAAGCAACTTTCAGACAATTTTATTATGCTTATTTTCCACGTCCAAGTTTAACCTCGTTGAACTATATATGGCATGAAAGTACAACTATAGTAAATGAAACCACTGGTTATTTTCAAAATAGCAATGGTGTTCCTATGCCTATTGGATCAACTGTTAGCAATAATGCTCAATTTATTACAGAAACTGCATTGATTAAATTTGTTCCTCCATCTGGATATTATTTTAATTCTAATAATGAATTAAAACCTGGTATCCCTACATCGAATGAAGATCATTTATATATATGGGCAAGTCCAACTGCAATTGTCAACGACGGTACTAACAATGGACAAGGTAATTTAATAAATGGCACAGGTCCTGTAGTATTGAATACGTATATTCCATCTGGAGCGATTGCGGTTGATGTTATTCCATTATTATCAACCACTTTTAGCACAAATGTGAAGTCAACGATACTTAATCAAATTTATTTAAATCAAAATTTTGGTCTTGGGTACGACAGCACAGGAGCAATTACTGGCACACAATATTCATGGTATGTTATAACGGCGCCTAATCTTGCAATAGGTGCAACATGGAGTCAAGAGTACGCTGGTAACACATCGGGGTCATCTCTAGATGCAAGTTGGATGTTGCAGGCTACATATGATGGCACACAATATACTATTATATCACGTAGTCTTAACTATTACTTCGGTAGTGTGTTAGAAGTAAGATTTTTCTTTGAAACTGCTCAGGCAATTTACGATAGTAGAACAGGAACAGTTATTTCAGATTTTGCTAAAGTTTTAAGATCTAATAGTCAACCAGGTAACAACTCACCGTTATTATCGGATATTTCTCTTAAAATTATTGGACAACCGGTATTAAGTGATGGATTGGTAGATGATTATCAAGTATTAGTTGGATATCAGGATTATAATAATGATGGAATTCCGTCTGACCCAGATTTTTTCCAACAAATTGTAGGCGTATCGCCAGCAAGCACTACCATGCCTCAGCCATATGTATATTTTCAATTAACCACGGATTTTGATAACTTAGAACGTTATATTTTGCAGCCAAATGGTATTGTCAACGATGAGTATGCAACATTGCCGGCAATTCAATTAGTTAAAGAACAGTATCCAACTGGACAAGTATTTTATGCTTATCAAGATAACAATTTTTACATATTAACATTAACATTAAATGAAACACGAGTATTAACTTTAACTAC